ATCCTTACGAGCGCCAACTACAAATTTAAACCAATGTTTCATAGTATAGTCCGGGTCTAACGAATACGCCACAGAGAATGCGTGCTCAAAGTGCCATACCGGATACCATTCTGCCTTGTGGTTAAAGTGATTGTATATGCGAATACGTAATTCGCCATCCTTGCCAAATGAATATTTATTGGCATGATATTTGTGTCCTGTTGATTTAGATACAACAAATGTGCTGCATTTTTTACCTAACCCTCTTTGATTAAGTTTTTCTGTAGCTATTCCTAATAAAAACGATATGCTGCCAACAATTACGGCAACGATAAGCATAATTTCCATATTTTCCCTCCAATGTTAAATCAAGTATATCATAGTGTCGAAGCGTCTGTCAAGTCGCAATTTCACTTTTCTTCTTTCTTTTTCCTTGTTTTTCTTTCTTCATTACATTCAGAAAGAAAAACCCTAATGGAATTGTAATTATACAATTTAGATTTTGGAAGCTTAATATATACTATATATATAATTATATTTAATATATATAAGTCCTTATTATCTTACTTTATATATATTATATATTAGAGTTTTTTATTTGTCAAGAAAATTTTGTAATTTTTTTAAGTTTTTTTCATCTACCTATTGACAAAGTTGGAAAATTATGGTATACTATATAAAAATAGGAGGAAAACATGGAGAATATAGAAGTAATGTTCAGTAGTGAAAGACATGACTGGGCTACACCACAAGATTTTTTTGATGAATTAGATAGAGAGTTTCATTTTGACTTAGATGTTTGTGCTGACAGATATAATGCAAAATGTGACAATTATTTTACAGAGGAGATAGATGGATTATCACAGGACTGGGGAGGACATAGTTGTTTTATGAACCCTCCATATGGTAAGGCCATAAAGGACTGGGTACGTAAAGGATATTTAGAAGGACAAAAACCTGGTACTACAGTAGTTATGTTAATACCAGCCAGAACTGATACTAAATATTTCCATGAGTATATATATCACAAAGCTGAAATACGCTTTATTAAAGGAAGATTAAAATTTGGAAACAGTAAGAATAGCGCACCATTTCCAAGTATGGTAGTTATATATAAAGGACCGGAGGCATAAAATGAATAAATATGTAGAACATTTTAAAACAATATCAAAACATAAAGCAATAGTAATGTATAACTGCATGAGAGCTGGAATATTTTGGAGAGGTCTAATGCATGATAATAGTAAGTTTGGTCCAACTGAGTTTTTTAGTAGCGCCAGATATTTTCAAGGGACATCTAGCCCAATAGATGCCGAGAAAGCTGCTAAAGGATATTCACTTGCATGGCAACATCATAAAGGACACAATCCACATCATTGGGAATATTGGATTGATAATGTTGGCACTTACGCTAATACGCCTTGTAAAGTGCCATACAAATACGTTGTTGAAATGATATGCGACTGGATAGGGGCAGGAAAAGTATATTCTAAAGAAAAGTGGACGCAAGAAGAGCCACTTAAATATTACGAAAAAGTGAGAGGGAGTAGGATAATTCATCCAGCAACTGAGAAGCTTATCTTATTCTTTTTAAATGTTATAGATACATGGGGGCTTAAAAGTTTTTACACTCAAGCCAAATCTAAATTAGTTAAAGATGCCTATGAATACTATAACGAGGAGGAAGGACGTGAAAATAGCTAATTATTTAGACTTTAACTTACAGGCTTATCAAGAGCGCCTAGGTTTAGTTAATTTCCTAGATGCGCAAGGCTATTTGTCACAATGTTCTCCATCCGAATTAGACAAAGTGGCAAATTATCTACTTTACGCAAAAGATGTTGACGCCGAAGTAGAACTTAAGGAAAGTAGCAAAAGAAAAGTAAGCTATGAGGCATTGATTGAAACTACGCTTGGTGAAAATAGTATTCAAAAGAGACAGGAGGTATCAATATACAGAACTCCTCGTCCAACTATAGACAGAGAGAAAGATGCTGACATTCCTGGGATGAAGGATTTGTGGCAAGCAATCGATGTTATAGAAGAAAGATATAAATACTGTCGTGAAGTATTAGAAGGTAAAAGAGACATGGATCTTGAAAGAGAACTTTTACCTACATATCAAACTAAATACTTTATGAGAGAATGGATGATAGAATTAAGACGCGAGCAATTTTTACTAAAAGATATATTTAGACCAATCATATGTAATATACCAACATTCAACGGATATTCTGGTAAAAAAGATGATATAGGTATGACAATAGGTAAGCATAAGTTATGCGACACTGGATTAAATGTCGACTATGGTAACTGGCAACATGTTTATGCAATGCTTAAGTATTATAATGGAATGAAGGCCATAGTAGAAGATGATCCATATCATCCTTGGTGGTATATGTATGAGTTTTTAGATGAACTTATAAATTCAATTCATTGGTCGCCAGAACATAAGATAATTCTAGATCGTAAGATAGATAGAGTTCCAAACGAAGATATAGTTGCGGAATTACAAAGAAAAGGATATAAGTCATATAGTATCAATTATATAAGCACCATTTGGAAACAACATATTTCTAAAAGAATAGCTAAACAAGCTGAATTATGGTGGAATGAAAAAGAATTTAAACCAGATGGAACTTTAAGAACTATGACAAAATGGAAAATATGTCCTGTATGTGGTAGACAATTGTTTGCCGACTTAATTAACTTCAGTCAATACCAAGACGGCAGTTGGCAAGAAGTTTGTAAGGATTGCACTTACGATGACAGAATGAAACACAATAGACAAAAAAGAGAGCGCAATGCGCGCAAAAGGGAGATGAGCGAAAATGGTGGAAATTAACAGACAGTGCCCTGAATGTAGAAAGCATCAGCATTTAGATTATTTCTTACCTACATCTAATTCTTCTCTTTACAGCAATGATACTACAAGTTATATATGCGTGGAATGTATTGCTAAAAAAATAAATAGAAAGGATTTGGGCTCTATTGATAAAATGTGTCAATTTCTTGATTTACCTTTTGACGCCAACAAGTGGTTGGAAATGGAAGAAAAATATGAGAAATTAGGACCATTACTAATAGATTACTGTCAGCTAATGACAAATGGAAAATATGCAGACAGTGATTGGTATCAATATAATAAGATGTGGGAAAAATGTAGAGAATATAATACAGTGCTAGATCAATTGACAGCAATGCATTCAGACCTTTTAATGTTCTTACGTAAAAAGTGGGGACATATAGATGATTTTAAATTAGAAGATTATATGAGAATGGAAGAGTATGAACGTCATACATTGAGCCATTACCCATTTAAAGATGAAGCTAGACGTGATATGGTTCGTAAGCTTGCGAAATTATCAGCAATTGCAGACCATGCCATGTCAAGAGGAGACAATAAAGAAGCCACTACAATACTTCAAAGTTATAATACCTTAATGAAAGAATTAGGTATTAGAACTGAGACGGCAAAAGATGAGAATACTATTGATACATTGTCAGAATTAGTAGCTTATTTAGAAAAGACAGGCTTTTTATTAAATTATAGGATTAACGAGAATAGAGATATAGTAGATAAAACATTGGAGAATATGCAACAATACGTTCGTAGGCTGTTCACAGATTCCAACGAAACGGTTAATGAAATGTATAATTCTAAAATGCTGAGCGAAGAGGGAGGAACTGATATCACTGACGAAGATATAGAAAATCTGTATAACGCCAGTGGAGAAGAAGAAATAGAATATGAAGACCCTCTAAACGAAATTGAATTAGAGAAGATGTTCTCGCAGGTAGATAATGAATTCAAATAATATTGAAACATTTTTAGATAAATATTATTCTACTTTTATGGAACGTAACGATATGAACCAGGTAGTTATTACACCTCAATATGTTGAGGACCATAGACAGGAAATGGAAGAGATGGTTAGAATATTAACTTTATATCCAGATTACTTGATAGATTTAATAACCCCTGGTGACTCATATTTTAAATTATTCTTCTATCAAAGAATATTTTTAAGAGTATGTATGCGTTTCAGAGAAATCTCAGGAACATTCCCTCGTGCCTATTCAAAATCTTTCCTTAACTTTATTATAGAAGTAATAAAAGGTATTATGTTGCCTCGTAGTAAAGGATTTACTTGTGCCGACACAAAGAAACAAGCTGCTCAAATTGTTGAGGAAAAAACAAATGAAATATTCCGTATGTTCCCATTCTTTGTTAATGAGTTGAATATAAGCGAAGTTGACAAAGCTAAACAGAAATATGGAAACATGGGTTCTGACTATGCAGAAATTAAATTAAAGAATGATAGTCAAATAGATATTGTTAATACAGGAAACGCAGGACGTGGTGGTCGTCGTCACTGGGGTACTCTTGAAGAATTCGCCATGATGGACGGGGATGCGGTTAATGAAGTTATCATTCCGCTGATGAACGTTGACCGTAGAACTGTGGCAGGACTATTAAACCCTACAGAACCACATGCGACACAAACGATGGTTACGACTGCTGGATATAAAGGTACTTATGCCCATGATAGAACATTAGAGTGTTTAGTTAATATGGCAATAGAACCAGATAAATCTTTCTGCTTTGGGGGAGATTATCGTATTCCAGTAATGCACGGTTTATTATCCGTGGACAAAGTTAAAGATAAATTACAAGCATCTTCATATAAGCTAGAGTCATTTTTGCGTGAATACATGTCAGTATGGACCGGTGGAAGTGAAGATAGTTATTATTCTTATACTCAAATTAGTAAATGTAGAAACCTTATTAGACCCGAGTTCAAGAGACAAGAAGGGTTCAAAGGATTTTATGTATGTGCAGTCGACGTTGCGAGATTTGATGGAGACCAGACTGTAGCAATGATATTTAAGGTTTATACAGAAGGGGAACGTTATAAAGTACATCTTGTTAATGTTCGATTATTAAATAGTACACACTTTAAAAAACAAGCTGCCATTATTAAACAATATGACCTTGATTATGACTTTAAGGCAATTGTAATGGATATCAATGGTAATGGTGCTGGATTAGCTGACTATATGATAGACGAACAAGATGAAGATGGAATTTATTATCAACCTTATAGTTTTTTAAATAAAAATAAGTATTCTAACACAGAAAAACGCAATTCTGTGCGAAAATTGTACGGAATTGAAGCAAATCGTACATTAAATAGCGAAATTTATACGAATGCTCACATATTTTTAAGTTTAAAACGTGTTTCACTACTATTAAATGAGCGACAAGCACGAAGATTTTTCAGTAAGTATAAAAGCTGGAATAAAATGAGCCCTGTAAAACAGGCTACTAAGCTCATTCCTTATGCTCAAACTACTAAACTACAAGATCAACTTTCCAACATGAAAGCAAATCTTGATACAAACAGTACGATAGTATTGCAGCGTATCAATAGCCATGTGCGAAAGGACTTGGTATCTGCTTTTGTGTATGGTTTATATTATATAAACTTAATAGAAGAAGAAGATAGAAAAAAACGTAATCGTGATTTTAGCAAAGCTCAATTTAATTTTTTAAATTAGGAGGTGAATTCGTTTATGGACAAAATGGAAAAATATTCTAAATCAGCTTTAACAGAGTTTAGAAAGAGTATTCAAAACATGGGTACAACTGTTAATAATGGAACTGCTGAAATTCCTTTATCATTAGAAATAACAAAAGGAAGACGTACTACTGATAAAATAAAAGTAGAAGATGTTATTAAGACACCTTTAGCAGCAACAGAACAATGGAGAAAATATTCTCGTATATATTATACTCACCCATTATACCGCAGACTACTACAATATTTCGCTAATATATATTATAATCATTATTATATTACACCTTTATTCACTGATGGCAAAGCGCCAAACAAGAAAAAGTTAATGAATGATTATAATGCTGCTTTAAGAACATTAGATGAAGATATTAACGTAGAAACATTCACATCAAGAGTTTTATTAGACTTATTGATAGAAGGACAAACCTTTTACTTTGTTGAAGAATATAAAAAGGGAGCTAACTACTATTATAAGACCATTAAGCTACCAACTGATTATTGTAGAATAATTGGAACGGCAGGAACACCAGCAGTTAATATCTTTGCTATTGACTTAACTTTTATAGAAGTAGCTATGGCCGAATTAACTAAAGACAATATGTTAACTCGTGAGGAAGTCTTAAAACAATATCCGAGACCATTAAGAAAAGCATATGAAGATTATCTTAAAGGTAAAAACAAACCTGGATTTAGTAAATGGTATATTGTTCCAATTGAAAATGGGGCAGCATTTACAACAGAAGATGGTAGAGCACCGTTTGCATTCTTAGTAAAAGAATTAGCTCGTATAGATACTTTTGAAATCCTACGTGATGACTATATTGCTACTAATTTAACAAAAGTTTTAGTTCAAATTATAGACATCGACAAAGAAGGAAATCCAGAAGTAGATTTAGAAATGGCTGCAGAGTTCCATAAAAACTTAAAGGCAATAGCCGCCAAGAAAAATAATGTAGACGCATTAACTACATTAGCAAAAGAAGTCAATGTTTTATCATTAGGTGAAACAGGAGACGCAACTGATAATTATGAATTCTTACAAACTTATTATGACCAATTTTATGATGACGCTGGTGTATCTTCTGAATTATTCAATTCAACTACTGCCGGAACATTATCCGAATCTCAAAACCGAGATGCTGTGTTCATGGGTAAATTACGCGAGCAAATTGGTGTATGGTTTAATTTCTATTTAAATACAATTTGTAATAAAAAATCAATAAAGAACACCAAATTTGTATTTTCTTTTTTAGAAACATCCTATACCAATAGAGAGAAAATGATAGAAAGCTACATAGAAGGAGCTACTTACGGATTCAGTAAGATTGTTCCACAAGTGGCTTTGGGAGTTAAACAACGTTATATTGAATCTTTAAACATGTTTGAAAATGAGATTCTTGACCTTGATAAGAAACTTGTACCCCTACAAAGTTCTCATACTATGAGTAATAAAGCCGATGAAAATGCTGATAGTAGTAAAGCTGGTAATAAAGAAGCACAAAAAGCTAGCGAGAAGGAAAATGGAAGACCAAGTAAACAAGCTAATGAAAAACAAGATTCTACTATAACTAAGGATGCGAGTTTATAGGAGGGAGCTACAATGAATGAATTACATAAGTATGCTACCTTTTCAGTTGATTTAATAGGAACACCTAACAAAATCAACAGCATGTTCTCTATGGGAAGAGCTAGAATTTTCTACAAAGGAATAAATCGCAATCGTTCAATAATTAACGGCGATGTCGCTGAGCAATTGGCGAGTACAATTCCAGGAACGCCTGTTATAGGAACCTATAACTACGAGACTAACGATTTCGAGGGGCATGAGGATAATCCAAGTGCTTACGGATTTATTCCATTAAACCCAAATTATAAATGGGTAAATTTCACAGATAGTGATAATCAAGAACGCGAGTATCTTGAAGTTGATGTTGTTATTTGGGACGGACGTTTCGAGGAAGCTAAGGAAATCTTATCTTCTGAAAAAGCATTGTCTATGGAATTAAATCCAGCAACGCTTAAAGGAACATTCGAAAGAATAGGAGCAAACACATATTATCACATCACACATGCAGAATTTGCAGGTATTACTGTTTTAGGTGAAAATGTAGAGCCTTGTTTCAAGGATGCTAAATTTATCACTGCATATAGTAATATGGTAAGTGCTTATGCTCTTTATGTAGAAGATATGGCAGAAAATAATGAAGGAGGTAAAGACATTATGGAAAATATTACAGAGATTGTAGAGCCAGAAGTTATTACTGAAGAAGTTTCTGAAGAAGCTGTTGCCGAAGAAACTGTTGTTGAAGAACCAGCTGCTGAAGAAGTAGTTGAAACTGAAGAAACAGTTGAAGAGGTAATAGAAGAAGCAACTGAAGAAGTAGAAGAACCTGCCACTGATGAAGCTGAAGAAGCAGAAGAGACTGAAACAGTAGAAATCGTAGAAGAAACTGAATTCTCTGAAAAAGAAAAATCTGAATGTGAAGCTGACGAAAAAGAAGCTGAAGATGAAGATGATAAGAAAGAGGATGATGAGGAAGACGACAAAAACGAAGAATATACAGCTTTAGTAGAAGAATTAAACGACTATAAAGCTAAATACGAATCTTTAGAAAACAAGTATAATGAAGCTTTAAATTCATTAAAAGAATACACTAAAAAGGAAAAATTAGAAATTATAAATAAGTTCTCTACTAAAATAGAGAGCGAAGAGTTAATTGCAAAATTAACTGAAAACGCTGATAACTATTCAATCGAAGAAATTAAAGATGAATTAGGAAGAGCGTTAATAGACCAAATGTCTAACGAAGAGGACGTAGCTGAAGAAACAAGCGAAGATGCTAATTTCAGTTTAAATATAAACATCACAGATAACAATTTAGGAAATTCAGCTTGGGATTTAGTTAAACGTCACAAAGCAAACAAATAATAGGAGGTACATTTTTTATGGCAAAAATTATAGGTGAATACGCAACAGTTGAACTTACAAAAGTAGCTAGTAGAAAAACTGGTGAAATCGAAGCTCAATGCGAATTAGATAGCTCTATTGAAGCATTAGAAAATGGTGCAATCATGTTCATCAACGCTGAAGAAGATACAATCGTTGAAAGCTACAGCGCTAAATGTATTGACGCTATCTACTTACACTTCTCAAATCCACGTAGATATGGTGAATTAGAATCAGGAATGGCTCACTTCCGTTATGAAAGAAACGACGATTACGAAACTATGGGAGTTAAATATCTTCCAAGAATGTACAAATTAACTACAGGAGACTTATTTACAACTGACTTCGAATTCAAAAGCTTAACTTTTGGAAATCACGAAATCATTAAAGTAAAAGACACAACTATGCCAAATGGTAAAGCTGGTGTTTTATACAGAGTTGTAAAATAATTTAAGGAGGGACAAATACTATGGAATTAAGTAAATTAGTTGAATTAGGTATAGCTGCTGCTACAAAAGAAAACATTCCAGCAGAATACTCATTATCAGATGTTAACGAAACATTAAGAGAAGAATTAAAAGCATTTAACAACTACTCTTACTACAGAGCTAACAAAAATGTTTTATTCCAACTTATCGAAGAAATCGCTAACGTTGTTGTTCCTAAAAAAGTAATCGCTCAATTCGGTTCATTCGCTGAAGTTCAATCAGTTAACCCAGGAGAAAAAATCGTTTTCAAACAAAGAACTGGTGTTGCTCGTGGTAAAAGATTCGTTACAGTTGCTGCTGAATATGGTACTTATAGAACATTCAATATCGATGCAAGAGATATCACTATGAGCCCAAGAGTTTATGCAGGAGCTGCTATCCTAGAATTAGGAGATTTCTTATGTGGTCGTGTTGACATGGCTGAGTTAATGGATATTATCATTGAAGGATTATCTGACAGTATCTATAACGAAGTTCAAGGAGCTTTAAAAGCTGCTATCAACGCTGAAGACAGACCAGAAGCTAACAGAGCTACTGTAGCTGGATTCAATGCTGCTCAATTCGATAAAATCATCAATACAGTTGCTGCTTATGGTGACTCAGTTACTATCTACTGTACAAGAGCTTTCGCTTCTACACTTTATAACCAACCAGGATGGGCAGGAGATGCTAATCCAGTAACAGCATTACAAGATTATAATGATGTTAGAGAAATGGGATATGTAGGAAGATACAAAGGAAACAACGTTGTATTATTAAGTCAATCATTCGTTGATGAAACTAATACAGAACATGTTGTTGACGATGAATACGCTTACATCATGCCAGCTGGAAAAGAAAAACCAGTTAAGATTGGTATTGAAGGTGGAACTTTAATCGATGAACAAAGATTACAAGACGGTTCAATCGAAGTTCAAGCTCAACATATGTTTGACGTAGCTGTTGTTGCTAACAATTATTGGGGTATTTATAGAAATACTGCTTTAGCAAACGACTTATCAATATAATTATAACAAACTAAAAGAGGTGAACCCTTAACGGGTTCCTCTCTTATATTTTTTTAATTTTTTAGGAGGAAATCAATATGAATAATGACAGAACTATCGTTCTTGAAAACGTAAGTAGAATGGCAATCGGTTTAACCGACACTCAACACAGAACTTACAATTTAGGAAAGGGAGCAAAAATGAGAATTAGTTTAGTAAGTCTTCAAGACATACTTGACTTCCCTGCTAGTAAAATAATTTTTAAAGAAGGACTATGTAAGATAAGCAATATCACAGCTGATGCTTTATACAGCATGGGATTAAGTGAAGAAGAAATTGAATTATTTGCTCCAACAGCTTCATTCGAAGAAGTTGAAGAAATTATAGAAGAACCAGTTGTTGAAGAAGTTAAAGAGGTTGAAAAACCTAAAGCTGCTCCAGCACCTAAGAAAACTACTACTACTGCCAAAAAATCTACAAGCACAAAAAAGACTTCTACAACTAAAAAGAAATAATGAAAATAACTCAATATTATGATATTTATATTCGTTTTTTATCAAAAGTAGAAGATGAATATTTAGCTTCATTAGACGAGGACCAATTACATTTAGCATTATATCCAATATTGTTAAGTGCTATCAATTCATTTGCCCGTCTATCAGAACATGACCTTCGCAAAAGAGATGAAAGAGGTCGTGTTTTTTTTGAAACTTTATCAGAAGATGAGATAGAAGTTCTTGCCGTTTGTATGAAACCAGTTTGGTTAGAACGTTATATTAACAGTAGTAGAAAGATTGAACAACAATATTATGATGCTGGTATTAAGACTTATTCACCAAATGAAAATTTAAGAAACTTAACAGTTTTATATCAACAATATTTAGCTGATATGCGTAAAGCATTAACAGAATATACTTATAAGAGAGTAAGTATTGTAGGCAATTTAGGTGGTCTAGAAAAAGGACCAAAAGGTAGAGATTATAGACCAGGACCTACAATTCACAATGGAGACGAAAACGATCCTATAAGAATGGCTATGGAAGCTGAATGCGCTGGAAGAAGATAATATAAAGGAGGGAGCCTTATGGATAAAGACATTATCTATAAACATATCATTTCAAATTTATACAAAATGTTATGTTGGAGAGAAGAAAAAAAACATTGGCAAACTATTTATGAAGAACTTATAACTGAAATTACTTTTAACACATATTTAACGGACGAAGAAAAAGGAAATCTAATATTAAAGATAATTACTTTAAAATATGTAGATTTCGCTAAATTTAGAAAAACTATATTCGAGGTAATCAATTATGCCGAAACATTACGAGGAATACAAAAATAGAGTTCATTTCAAAGGTAAAACTAAAAGAGAATATGTTAAAACAAAAGTAGAAGAAAGTATTAAGTCATTGATAGAAGACAGTCAGTATGGCTTTTCAATAGATGTTTATGACAAAGCTAATAAAAACTATAATACACATGATGTGGCTATATTATCTACTAAAACAACACAAGAATATGAAGCAGCTAATATTATAGCTCCTTTGAGTGTTGGTTTAGATAAAGGTAGTATATTCTTATGGGGGATTGATGAGAAAACTACAAAAGATTATTGGATAGTTTTAAAGAAAATGTTCCGTCCAGATCAACCAGGTTTCAACGGTATAGCATATCGTTGTAATGGAGACTTAAATTGGATAGATAAAGACGGAGTATTACATTCTCAACCTGCTTATATACGTTCAGGACGTATTACTAACGCACTAGGAGTTACGCCTGATGTTAATAGATTTTATGATAATTTAGTATTACATGACACTGATTGGAATATGATGGCTGCCACTCAATTTGAAGGAGCTTTCCATCCTGAAATGAGATTTATTATTAAAGGACAAGCTTATCGTATTACTAACGTAGATAACGTATCAATTGATAATGTATCTATTTTATCCTTTGCTACAGATAAACTATTAGATACTGATGACACTACTAATATGATCGCCTATGATGAAGCGCAAGTATATAACATTGTTAGTAAGTTGGCAGAAGATACTAAATTATACGCAGGAGATATTATGACTATGCCTTTAACAATATTAAAACAAGGAAAACCAATTGATGCTGATTTTATATTAGAAAGTTCAGATCCTGCAATAATTGAAATTCAAGGTAAAAAGATTGTTGGTAGGGGAATAGGAACTGCTAATATTAAATGTTCTCTAACCGATAATAAAACTGTATCTATTACAATTCCAGTAGAGGTTGTAAAACAACATCCTGAAAATCAAGCAGAACAATTATACATCATTGGTGATGATTATATATATTGGGGATCTACACAAGATTACATTATATCTAGTGGAGAGCCTTGCACAATTAAACCTAATGTTAAATCTAAAATTAAACATACAATTACAAATTTAGAAAGTGGAGTACGTATACATATAGAAGACAAATATTCGGGAACTATTGAATTAACTTGTGAAACAGAGCAAGGAACAATTAAGAAAACCGTTTATATAAGAACAGTATAGGAGGACGTTATGATATTAAACAATAATAAAAATGAATTAGATAGATTTTTGGACGTTAATAATGATATTTATAGAATATTAACATTATTAAACGGAAATCAAGAACTAAAAAGATTGTTAGTTTATACAGATAAAAAACCATTAGAAAATCCTAAAGATGTTACCAAGGATTTACGTGATAAACAAATATCTCGTACTCCTATTCTTCCCTACAACGAAGATGAGGGAAGTATCATTGTAGTATCTTTAGTAGATGGAGATATAGCTGCCAAAACTCAAACACTACATGGAACTTTAACTATTGATGTCTTTACTCCAGGAAATCAATGGGTTATAAACGAAGGTATTAGACCTTTACAAATAGCGCATATTATAGATAATTTAATATATAAAGACTTAAAACAAACTGGTGGCGTTAGATATCGCCTTACAGAAATAGTAACCGCCCAATTAAGTGATGTCCTTTTAGGATACAGAATGATTTTTGAGTCGGTTATGGATGATTAGTTTAGGTAAATTATTAAGTGGAACCCCAATCTTAATAAACAAAAATATTAAGTTTTATCAACCTACTTTACAAGAGATAGTTGATATGGGGGAAAATACTTATTGGGCAGCATTAAATGTATGGTTATTAAAAAGAAAAGACATGGTAAAAGAGGAGAACGAACACACCCAACAGTTAGATGATTTTGAACTATGGAAAGCCTATGTATTTGCCACTCCGGCATTAAAACAGGCTGTTGTTCTTTCTACCTCTCTTTTTTTAAAAGAAAAAATTGAGTTTTTTGAAATAAGCAATACTATGTTTATAGGGGAAAAAGAGTCAGGGATAATCCTTGACAGTGCTTTCTACTTTCTTGTAAAAGAGATTTGCGGTAGATTGATAGAGCGCGATCAAAGTGCTTCAAAAGAGAGTGTTCAATATCAAGAAACCGACAATATGTCCGAACGCGAACGTCGCATGATTGAAAAAATGCGTGCTAGCGAAAAGACTTTGGAGGAAGCAAAAAAAACCGGAAATGAACGACCTGAAGATCATTTAGGTTCTCAGATCCTAAGCTTAGTTTCAATCGGCCACTATACATTTGAGCAAGTGTATGGTATGACTATGCTACAATTTAATAGGCTCCTGAAAAAATATGTGGATATTCAGTCTTTTGAATTAAGGACGATGTTAAGTCCATATATCAGTTCAGATGATGCTCAAGAAAATACTTTTTGGGTTAATTAAAAATAATTAGGAGGTATAAGATATGTTAGATATTCAAGGAAGAAAGTATGCTTCTGTTACAGTTTGTGACGTTACTCTTTACGACTTAGTTACTAAATATCCTGTTATGTATTTCGACACTTTAAAAGTTACTACTTTAGAAGGTACAGCAGAAGTTACAGATATCCAAGGTGGACAAGGAAACGCTACTTTAGCTTCAGTATCTCACTCTAAAGCAATCAACGTTCAATTTGACGATGCTATCATGACTATGAGTTCTTTAGCTGTATTAACAGGTGGAGAATTAAGACAAGGAACTGATGAAGAGACTATCGTTATGGTTGAAAGTGAATTAGTTAAAGCTAACGCTGGAGACGAAAAAATTGAATTATCAAGAGAAGCAAGAGAAGGTTCTTATGTTTATATAGCTAAAATGGTTAATGGTGTTTTAAGTACATCTACAAGAACTACAAACAAATTAGCTGCTGCTGCTAAAGAAGTTGCTGTTGCAGATTTCTACAACTTTGGTGACGCTTTAGAAGAAGACGCTACATTCAGAGTATTCTATGAATACGAAATGGGATTCCCAACTAAAACTGAAGAATTAAGCGAAATCACTGTATTAGCTGACAAATTCGCAGGAACTTACAAATTTATCGGAGACACTTTATTATTTAACCAATACACTGGATTAAATGATATATTCCAAATTGAAATTCCTAAATTAAAATTAGACAGCTCATTCTCATTCAACTTAAATGCTGCTACAGAAGCTGTAGTATTCTCATTCAAAGGAAAAGCTTTAAGAGATGACGAAGGACAAATGATTAAATTCCGTCAATTAAGAGTTGAAGGAAAAACTGGTGATGATACTTACGGACAATTCGATGGATCTTACAAAGAAGTTCCAGCTAAAGAAGTAACTGTTGACAGTATCGATGGAACTCTAACTGCTACAGGAAGAGAATATCCAGTTAAAAAAGAAGACGCTTCAATCTAATTTAAGCTAACTGAGAGACTTAGGTCTCTCTTCTTTTTTTTGTTATTTTTTGCTTGACAAAAATACTATATTATGATATACTATAATAGTAGGAAGCAATAATGAAGAAAGACGCCGTTTTTGCTACTATTATTTTAGAGGAGGAACGATAATATGTTAGAACAATTAAGAATGCAAGAAGTTGCACAAATCATTTTAAGCGTTCCAAAAGGTGCTGAAATACCTGGCAAAAATTACTCAGTTGGAGAACCGGTTATGATTATTAACAGACCTGCGTTATCATCATTATCGTTTGTATCAAAACCAGCTGTTGCAGAAGACGCTCAAGGACATATAAGCACTTCTGGAATAACCAAAAACATAGAGTTTATTATAAATGACGGAGCTGTTCTATATTCATTATGGTCTTATATATATGGTCTAAATGAAAAACCACAAACACAACAATTATTTAAAGGAACAGAAGAAATTAGATTAGACGATCAAAAACAGGCATGGTTAAGTAAAAAGGCTGAAACAATGTATTTATATGATAGCGATAATAATTTAATTCCAACGGCTAAATATTATGGTATCCAAAAGGATGGTAAATATGGCATATGTTTGGAAAGTGCAAAAGAAGGAGATACGCTTTTAGCAGTATATAACTATCTTGAAACTGCTTCAACAGTATCAAAAATAAAACAAATCCACAACAATATATTCTGCGCCATGGATATCTATATTGATGCGACAGATTTACAAGGCGATGAAAAACATACTGTATATGTGCACTGTGATAAAGTTCAAGTAGATACAGATTTAATATTATCTATTAACGACAGTTCGAAAGCTTCATTTACACCAATTAGAATTAAATCTATCGCTGAAGGTGATGGAATAGACAAAGAAGTTGCTACAATAATGGTGGTATAATATGGCAAAAAGATGGACAATCAATGATTGGAATGCCAAAATAGACAGAACATTAACAGTTCGTAGATTGGGAAAGAATGGTATTTTATATGAATATGAATTACCATATGGAGCTAACCCATTAAATTATTATGAAGATGCTGAAAATGTTAAGTCTATCAAGCGTTCAGAGAATTATAAGAATGGATATCGTCCAGGACAATATCAACCAGTTGGAGATAAGAGATATTTCAATTATTACCAATTAAAGAAATTAAAGGGCAAGCATATTTTAGATCAAGCCAAAGAAATAGTAATAGAGGTAGAATAAGATGTATGATGATAAAAAATTATATACTTTTAAAGATGCTTCATTTTACAGTGATTTCATAAAACGAGCAGAAACAGTAGAAAAAAAGAGATTTGTAAATCTTTATAATCATTGTAATAATACGCACTATCATTACGATTATTTATTAAAATTGTTCGGAGAAGAAGGTTGGAAGTCTGCTTATATAAACTTATTGGAGGGAATAGAACCCGATGTTGATATAGGATTAGAAGGCTTAGCAGATGAAATGATGGATTTTTTAGAAGAGCTATACACAGAAATAGTAAATAAAAAAACAGCCATCGACTGGGCAGCCGCCCTATTAGAACAAACTCTTTCAAATAACGAAAAAATTAAATTACAGAAGCAAATAAATAGAGAAGTGGCCTTTCATCAAGGGTTAGAAAATGAAGCAAAACAGGCCACCAAACGTTTTAAACAACTAAAAACCATATCACCAAAAGTTTCTTTTAAAGAAAGTCAAGGAGATTGGAGAATGGAATTAAAAGGAGATTACTATTGGCGCTTCCCAGGCGGAATGGAGCACTGGCATGAAGTAAAAACAGATTTAACGCATTTTCATATTACACAGTCTAAGGACTTAATGGTTTTAGAACCTTTAATTAAGAATTCAAAAATTGTTGACGAAAAAGGCAAACTTAAGGTTATATTAACTCAAGAGGGTTTAGATCAGGAATGTCAAAAATTATTAACAAGAAAATATAAAGGCCCTGGCACTTATCCCATATATGAAGATGGTTCAACAACTATATTAAGTAGCGAACTGTTTAAAGCTTTTGCTACAGATGGAATAAATTTATACCAGAGTCCTGATAAAGAAATTTGGTTAGAGGAATTGGAATACAAAACCTATCCAGAAGAAGATAGAGATAAATTGGAAGAAGCTGTTAAAAAAACTTTTAAAAAACATCAAATTAAAGCCGACCTATGGTACGGCAGATAGGAGGGAAAAAGACATGAAACTTACATTAAAGAAAAATGTAGATATTAGTTCAGTTGCTTTACAACACGGAATACTAATTCGTGCTACGGGACTAATAGCAGGGAGAGAAGGAGTTCTAGAAACAGAAAAGGAATTATACTTAATATTATCTATCGTAGATGCTATGACAGAAGAAGATGTTGTAGCTTTATGTAATGAAGACGATAGAGAGTTAATACAAATAATGTTAGAGGACATAGAACCATTCTTTAAATCTTTATTAGGAGAGACAATTCCAGTAGAGGTATATAAAGAATTAAAACGCATCTTATTAAATAGATGTAAAGAGATTTGGGACAACCAACATTCAATTGTAGGAGTAATCGATACTATATTAACTACAATAGGAATGATGAGCGAAGAGGATAAGAAAGATGCTTTAGTTCAAACTGCTCAAATGGCTGAAATGGCATTTGAAAGAAGAACTCAAACTATGGAAAAGAAAACCGAAGCAGCTAATAGTAAAATTGAGGCCTTAATTCAACAATACCAAAAAGCATCACAAGAGACAAAAGAAAACAACACTACTGAATAGTGTTGTTTTTTATTTATATAATAAGGAGGGACCGAGATGAATAGTAGAAAAGTGCAAGCACAGATGCAGATAGATGTATCGTTTTTAAGCGATACAACTCAGTTGGTCAAACAACTACAATCTGCTACTAGTCAGTTAAAACTTGATGGAAATTTTGGTAAGCAATTCTCTGCGGAGTTGACAAAAAGTTTTAAAGAAGTAAATACTATTATGTCTAAAATGACAGAGGGGCTTAGTAAAAAGGGTCTAAGCACCAAAGAATATACTAACTTCTTTAACGAAATGCATGCCAAACTTAAAGAAAGCATTAAATTTACAGAAGGGCTTAAACAAAAAATGGAAGACATTTATAATAGCCCTAATAATAAACAAGGTTTAAAAGATTTAAAAGACTTAAGAGATGTTCTAAAACAAATCAATGATCTTGCTTCAGACAATCAAACAGCATTAACTCGTAAACAAACAGCTATTGATAAAATGCGAGAACAGACTGGACTTGATTATAATATATCTAAACGTACATTAAGTCAAATAGCTGGTCGTAGGGCAGATAAGAAAGGTCTTACAAAAACACAACAAGAATGGATGGGAGCCCATCATCTTGACGAAACTCAGTTAAAAAGAGCTTTAGAACTAAGAAAACAAATTCTTGCGCATGATAAAAAGATTAACGATTTGGCGGAAGAATCATATAGATTAACAAAACAAAAATCAATTGAGGCTGGTCAGGAGAGCGTATTAAAAGATATAGCCAATTTAGAAAAAAATACCATGTCTCAAGATACATATAAACATAATTTAGGAATATTAAATAATATATCTCCTTTAGCCAAAGATTTTGGTAATGTAGTAAATAATCTTATACCACGCTTTAATACAGAATTACAAGAGGGTGGAGTAAGAGCAGAAAAATTAGCAGCAGCTGGAAGTACTATAAATGAGATATTCTCTCAATTTGGTTTAAATTTTTCAGTAGCGGCAATGTTAATGAAATTTAGAGATTTGGCAGTTGAATCGTTTAATTTCTATAAGTCATTAGACAGCGCATTAAATGAAATATATGTAGTATCTAATTTAACAAGCGATGCTGTTAATGGATTGACGGCTGATTTCTTATCAATGTCTAAGAAGACTGGTATGGCATTAGACGACGTTACACGTTCAGCTACATTATTCTATCAACAAGGCTTAAACACAGAAGAAGTTATGGAAATGACAGAAGTAACTTCACAATTTGCGAAAGTTGCTGGTATAGACGCCACAGAAGCGGCTGATAAATTAACTGCAGCGGTTAACGGTTATTGTTTAGCAGCAGAAGATGCTTCTTTAGTAGCTGATAAATTTAATAAAGTTGCAGCAGCATCTGCAGCAGATATCGATGAGTTATCAACTGCGTTCTCAAAAGCTGCAGCACAGGCTAATCAAGCCGGTGTTGGAATGGATAACTACTTAGCATATATTGCTACAATGGTTGAAGCAACACGTGAAGCACCAGAAAACATAGGTACATCTTTAAAGACAATTATGTCTCGTATGCAACAAATTAAAGATGCTGGAACTTCAGAAGACGGAGAAACAGATGTCAACCAAGTAGAAACTGCATTAAAATCAGTAGGGGTTGCATTAAGAGGAGCTAACGGAGAATTACGTAATCTTGAAGATGTATTTGCTGATTTAGGACCTAAATGGGCTTCATTAGACAGAAATACTCAAGCTTATTTAGGAACAATTATCGCTGGTACTCGTCAACAATCTCGTTTCATTACTTTAATGCAAAACTGGGATCGTGTATTAGACTTAGCAGATCAAAGTGCAAACAGTGCGGGACAACAAGCACTGATGCACGCGAAAGCAATGGATTCAATCACTTCTAAGACACAACAATTACAAGTTGCTTGGCAAGAATTCGTTTCTAACTTAACAGAAAGTGATTTCTTAAAAGACATTATAGTAGGACTTACAAAATTAGTCGACTTATTTAATGACGGTAATAAACCATTAGCATTATTTAGTTTAGGTGTTGTTGCTTTAGGGAAAAAAATTAAAGATCTGCAACCAATAATTAACGAAAAATTTGGATGGTTCTTTAACGCAGGCAAAGATAAAAGAAGTGGTCTTGGTTTAATAGGTGAATTAGGACAAGGCGGCTCAGCAGTTAGTGGCATGGCCCTTACTGGAAAGGATATGTGGAACGCCACTAAATTAAAAATAGAAGAAATATCGTTGAATAATCAACTAAAAAAAGTTCAAGGACAACTTAATGAAAACAACGCAGAAGAACGACAAAATCAATTATTGCAAGAACAATTAGATTTAGAGACCAAAATTGCTAATAACAAGGAAAAACAAGAAATCCTTGATAAAAAGGGTCTTGAAAATAAAATGAAATTTAAACAATCTGCCTCTGCTTTTGGTAGTGGTTTATCTAAACTTGGAATGGGATTAAGCATTGGAGGTATGATGCTTGGTTCAACAGATGCTAATGCTGGTGGTATAATGACTTCAGCGGGTTCTGTCGCTACAACAATAGGTCAGTTTGCTACTGGTCAATGGGTTACTGGTTTAGTTAGTGCAGCTATGTCTATATATCAGATTACTCAGACTATTGATAATTGGGATGAAAACATACAAAAACGAATTAAAGAGTCTGTATCTGCTATAGGAGATGCTGTTGGAGAGGCCAATAATATAAATACTGGTATAAAAGCAACTGAAGATTTATTAAAAAATTACGATGAATTAAGCAGTAAACTTTATAAAACTCAAGAAGAGCAAGAATTATTAAATAATACAGTACAACAACTCGGAGATACATATGGTATTGATGTTTTATCTGATGCTTATGGTAACTTGAGCATAAACATAGCAGAAGTTAATGAACAATTAGAGATACAAAAAGACAAGAGAAAAGAAGCTCTATCTGAGTTAAGGGAAGTTGAAAGAGAAAATGTTAGCAAAGCGCTAAAGGGCTTAGGTAATGACACTACTCTAGGAGAAGTTACTAATGAAATATTCTCGGCAAGCGCGGCTGATTATAGAAGCCTTTTAACTGGACTAGAAGATGGACTTACGGCGGAAAGTAGAAATGTTGCAGATAATGTAGCAAAAGCTTTTAATTCTAATTTAAAAATGTCTATTGTTAATAAAGTTCGTAATAATGCGACAGATTATGTAGCAGAGGGGTTAGGTGATTCAATCTTAGCTATCGAAGAACAATTAAATACTTCAGTAAGTTCGCGTGCTTGGAATGATCTGTATGCACGTATAGACTTTTTAGAAAAAAATGTTAATGATATGACTTATGATGAGGCTCAAGATTATTTAAGTCATTTTTATGACGAGTGGGCAGAACGAAATTCTTCAATTAAAGAAAATTGGGATATATTAGTCGATTCAATTAACAATACTGTTTTTGAAAATAAAACCTTAATAGAATTCTATGATAAGGTAAATGAATTGTCTGCTAAAGCCTCAGGAGATTACTGGGAGAATTCAGAACAAACAGGTAAATTAGATAAAGCTCACCAAGCTTTGGCGGATCAAATAGAATTATATAACAGCCTAGTAGGACATAATAACAAAATAAAAGCCTTGGTCCCTGGAGGATGGGATGACAGTTTAGATCCTGACGAAATGGCTAAATATGTAGAAGAAGGCAGTGCCGAAATGCCTGATGGTTGGGCCGTAGATTTATTCCGTAACAACGAAGCTGACGATGTTATGGATGATTTAAAATTGATGTTAGAAAACTACAAGGAATATAAAAAAGAACAAGAAGAATTTTTAAAAGAATATGCCAAAGAGAACGGTCTGTTAGATGAGGAAGATGCTAAAGCACACATCCAAGCTTTAGAAGATATAAGTAATGCTTTACAAACCGTAACTGGAGAAACACAAACATATCTAGGATCTTTAGAGGAATTTTACAATGCCGATGGCTTAAGTGGAGCGGAAGCGGCACAGCATGCAACATTTATACAACAGACTATAGAAGGTATGAATGGTCTTGGAGCAAATGCTACCAGCGCGGATAGATATAATTTCTTGGCAGAATTTTATAATAAAAATAAAAAGACCATGAAATCTGGAGTAAAAAAACAATGGCAAGAAATTATTGAAGAAGCATTCAATGAATTAGAAGTTTCTACTCCAAAGACATTAACTGAAATCACTAAAGAATTAGACAGTATAGGTTCTGGATTAGTTAAAATGAATGATATTATAAGTGAATTCCAAGAAGCGGGTGGCTTAGCATTAGACACCTTTGAGGAATTGGCTGGTATTATAGATAAAATCAATCTTGAGGATTTAGGAAAATTAGATCCAAAAGCTATTGATACATATGCAGATGCGATAGATAATTTAAATCTTGCTTATGACGCTAACAGCGGATATATAACAATGAATGGAGATGCCCTAACATCTTTACAACAAATTCAAGAAATACAAACTAAATCTAAAATAGCGAGTATGATAGCTGACTTAAAAGCAAGTAGAGCCACAACAGATACTCAAATTGCTTATATAGATGCTCAAATAGCAGCAACAGATGCGGCAATTAAAGCGGCAGAAATGGATGGTAAAAGCTCTATAGAGTCTAACAAAGTAAAAGATGCTGCCAATACAGTATTCTCTGCTAACTTTGACAAATATATGACTGATATTACTGAAGGGTATGAAAATGACGCAGTAAATCAAGGGGAGTGGAGTACAACCATCTTATCTAATTTGGGAACTGTTGCCGATGCTTGGAGTAAATATTTTACTGGTATTAAGAATGGTTCTACCACAGACTTAAACGAGGTTAAAAAGAAAGCCAAGAATATTCTAAAAGACGTAGAATATACCTGGGAAGGAGGAGGTTCTTACTCTGGAATTGATTGGGATAGTTATGGAACTATTACAAAAGGTTCTGAAGAACAGAAAAAATTATTGTCTGAGTTAAATGAGTATAGAACTAAATTGGAAAATACTAAAAAATCTTATCAAGCCACTTTAAAATTAACCGATGCTGAAATATCATTATTAAGTGATATGTATAATAGTGATTTATCTGCTTGGGGTAGTAAAGGAGAGGCTGAAGAATTAGACAAATATATTGGAAAATTAAAAGAAATATATAATATACTAAATCGTATTCAACTATTAGAACATAGATTAGGTACATTGGATACTTACTCTGAGATAGCCAAGGGACAAGAATTTGGAGAATATTTCCAACAACGTTTAGATTATACAGAAGAATTAACAGACCAATATAGATTTTTAGTAGAAGAACAAAAGAAATTTACCAACGGTTATAAAGATTTTATAGAGAAATCAGCTGTTGGAGATGTATTTGACTTTGATGAATTTGGTCAAATTATTATCAATTTTGAAAAATACAATGCTTTACAAGATACTGCAGCTGATGGAGCTAAATCTCTTAAAGAGCAGGCAGACGAAATGTATGACGAATACACTTCTATGTTTGAAGAACTTCACGGATATTTTGATGAATATGTTTCTTATTTACAAAAAGCTATTGATTTAAATAACCAAATTATTGATGCTTATGTTAATGTTGAAAATAAAATGGCTGCAGCTATAAAAGAAATATATCAAAAAATACTTGATACTAAATTAGAAGCTATAGACCAAGAGAAAGAGGCGTTAGAAGAATTAAGAGAAGCGCGCGAAAAAGCTCGTAAAGACCAAGATAATGCCAAGGCATTAAGTAATTTACAGACCAATATGCAAAGAGCTATGATGGATAGCTCTGGAGCATCTGATATTTCATTTATCAAGGCTCAACAAGACATGAATGACAAACTTGAAGAAATAGCCGATGATAAATATAGCGAAATGTTAGATGACATTATATCTCAATTAGATGAAGAACAGGAAGCATTACAAGAAAACTTTGACCAACTATTCTCAAATCAAGAGTGGTTGTTCGACTTTTTAGAAAAAAACGTAATGAATGACAAAGATAAAATAGAGGAAATTCTTACTCAAACAGAAGAGTGGGCTACTAGCAGTGATAACGCAAGAAAAGAACAGCTAAAAGAATTAGACACTAATTATCATACTTATATGAGTGAATTGTCTGGTGGTTCTACTATTGGAGATGTTTGGAACCGTCTAGGTGATTTAGAAAAAGCCACAAAGGATTTAGATGAGGCATTAAAAACTCGTGAAATTAACGTTGGAAATGCTGTTGCGAATGCTATAGCAAACGGTATTAGCGCTGCTACAGGTGGAGGCAATGGCGAAGGTGGTAATTACACACCTACTAACTATGATAGAACGGCTAACCTAGATTATGAAGAAGAGAGAAAGGGTTATGATGTTGTTACTGACTATTATTCAGGAGCTTATAACGAAGATGTAAAAAATGGAACTTTCAGTACGACAGATCATCAAGGACATCGTTATCAACCAAATAATGTTAAAGGCAGCAAACTAACCGATACTAAATTAAACGCAGCTGATGTTGGTATATTTAAAAATACTAGCGGAGTAGACGTAAGTGGTCAAAATTTATGGAAGGCAGCTAATGGTACTTATTGGATTTGGAACGGTAGTAAAAACATGTATGAGGAAGCTAAATTCCTTGTAACGGGATGTTATTCTAATTTGACTACTTTAAAAGACCTTAAATCAATGAATGTATCAACAGCCAACAAGGCCTGGGACATATTAGTAAATGATTTATTAAAGAAAGGTCTTTATGGTAATGGTGGCGTAAAACCTTATGCAGTTGGTGCAAAGTTTGCGACTGGAGGTTTCGCTAACTTTACAGGACCAGCTTGGTTAGATGGTACTCCACAAAAACCAGAAGCAGTGCTTAATGCACTTCAAACAGAACATTTCATTAAATTTACAAACGCATTAGACAATATGTATGGACTTGGAAATCCAACAAACAACACAAGTTCAGTGTCAATAGATACTATCTCATTCAATGTTGAAAGCATGAGTTCAACAGAGGACGGAGAAAAAGCATTTAATATGTTTGTAGATAAATTTAAAGAAATTGGAAATAGAACAGGTATCAAGATAGATACATTCAAAAACACTTTATAGAACGCTATGTTAGACGCATGGCGTTCTTTTATTTTTATGCCCTTTTGACTACTATTATGAATAGAGAGAATAAACAATTAAACAGGAGGGAGAGAATGGAAAGAGCAGTTAAAACAGGTGAGTTATTCGCCACTTTTAATTATGACGGAAAAGACTGCGCTGACATGGGAATTTATAGTATTACAAGCGGCGCAACATATGCCATGAATATTGAGCCAACATTTAGCGACAATAAAGTAGAAGTTCCGGCCTATGATGGTAAGTATTACTATGGCACTCAAATTACAGGACAACAATTTCAATTTACATGCTTCTGTCATGATTTAGTTGCTAGCGAATATGATCGCATGAGAGCTTGGTTAAGCCCACGTCGTATAGGGCGATTGATTTTATCAGACCAACCTTATAAATATTATTTAGTAAAACCTATTTCAGTGTCAGCATTAAGTGCTTATCCTTTAACAACTATACAGACACCTTCAAATACTTTATTTGGTAATTCAGCGCCAGAAGATGTTGTATATACAGGAAATTTTACAATAACTTTTGAGACCGTAGGTTCTGCTTATGGTTACGGATTTAGTTATTATAGAGATGACTTAATTTATGATGCTAAAAAGATATATGGCAGAGATTATTACTACAACAGCGGGTTATTGTATAAAGATATGAGCCCAAGAGCGAATTGGGAAATAGAAGCAAACGCAAAAGACCAAAAAATACCAATGTATAATCCTGGTAGTAGTATGGGACAACCACAATACACTATCAAACACACTGGCGCTTTTGCTGAAAACAGTTTTATACAATTTAATAATCCTAGTGTAGGTACTTCAACAATAATCGACATTGGAGGTATTGAAGGAGACATAGTTATCGATACCGAAAGTCAAACCTTGTCAGCAGGAGGAAATAATTATTATGGACGTTTTAGTGGAACGTTAATGAAAATCAATCCTTTCTTAAGCGTTATAGAAATACCAGAAAAATATGTTGAAAATATAGAAGACACAGACCTATTAGAATATGATAGTTTCTATATAGAGAATAATGTTGTTAGTTTTAATGAGAAGGTATTAAAAGTTTCAACCGATATGGTTGGTAGATACTTCTGTACTAACATGAACGGGGGAAGTGAAATTATTTCAGTAGACGTAGATAATAATTCATTTACATTAGATCCAAATGTTATAACATATGACATCGGTCCAGGAGGTATGGCATTTAATTATGTAGGTAGTTTCGAAGAACTACCAGAGGAAGGTAGTCTTGGAGACGTTTGCGAAGTTGATGGTGTTTGGTATACTTATCGAGAAGATTGGGTCGTAACTAACTTATTCGATGATGCGGAAGAGTTCTATGACCATCATGGAAATACTCAGACAGTATATAGAGCTTTTGGAGCTACTATAGTAGATTTAGATGAATTAACAATTACTACCGGAACAAATATAAACTATAAAGATAAAGAAAATAATATAGAAGAGGGCGCAAGTGTAGATGCCTTTACGTTGGTTGGAGCATTACAACCAAGATACTTATAGGAGGTGCGCAGAATGCGAGATTTTATTAGAATAGGTGGTGAGATTACATCTCAACCACTAAACGAAAACTTTAGAAGATTACTAAATCAAATTAGTATTTCTAATACAAACTTAATATTCCCAGATGAAAACTCAACTGTGGATACAATCGCAGATATGGAAGCTATTGAAAGCCCAGTTAATGCGCAATGTTGTTATGTTATATCAAGTGGAGAGTTATATCGTTATAACAGAGCAGATAAAAAGTGGTATAAAATAGCTGACTTCGGTCAAACTTTTAGACAAGGGTTTTTAAATTCTGGAGCCGTTTTATTAGAAGATTATATCACTCTTAAAGATGAAACAACATCAGTATTAAATATACCTAAAATGTTGGTTTATTATAAAAACCAAGAAGGAGATAAAATATATCTTAAGGGTATGTATTTAATTGAAGCACAAGAAGTTGATTTAAAATCACAAATAAATAAAGATAGTGCTTATTCCATAATGATAGAAAGCGATGGAACTGTATCAACAGTTAAAGGATTACCTAAAACAGACGATCCAAATAAAGTGTTCTTAGGAACTGTTATAACAAACAGTGCCGGTGCAATTATGGAAGATTTTGTTTATACGTTGCCAGACATTGCCTATACGGCAGATAGAGGTAATTTCTTGTTGAACGGTGGCCAGGCAAATGGATTAAATCTAACTACAATTACAGAAGAAGAAACAACAAAATTTATAAGAGCGGCAGGAGCTTATTATGACGAAGGTATTAACTTTGCTCGTCGTCCAATAACAGAGTTCCCAGCCGGAGTTGACAACGGTTCTAACTATGATTTAAAATCATTCCCAGTTCAAGAACCTGTAGATAATTTTATATATATGACACCAGATGGTAAAATAGACACAAACATAAAAGAACAATTAGATGGTTCAAGCTATTATACCGATGGAGAATTAAAATCAGTTCCATCTGGATGTTTTACTATTCAACAACATTTGGTTACGCCAACTGGACAAAACATTATTATTTACGGCGATAGATATTATAACTCTATGACCGATGCTATTTCAAATGTTAATATAACACATGGAATACAAATAGAGTTTCCTTGCGTTGAAGCAACAAGAATTACAATAGGTAATTTTGGGGAAGAGTTTGAACCAACAAATGGCAATATGTGTGATTTTTATACACTAAGCCGCTTAGCACAAGTAGGAACATTCACACCTAAATTTTCTGACAGCGCGTTTGAATTATATAGCGGAAATGCTGAAGATACTACTCCGTCTAGAGTACAAATTAGTTTAGCAGAATTACAAGCTGAACCTTTTGATGATTATTTTAATTTAACAGTTTTACCACACAAAGCAGAGAGAAAATTGTTTGCTTTAGATAAAAAATTTATAGATGGTGGAGAACATGATGAAACTGTAATTAAAACAGAAGAATTTAACCGTATTTATGGTGACAAACCGGGTTATCAATTAGCAGACCAAGAGGATATAGAGTATTTAAGTAATAGAGTATCAGACATTGAAACCGAAATCTGGGATTTAGCCAAAGATGGAGTAGAGCGTTATGAGCAAAGTATTCGTTATCGTCTATTAACAAACGAAAATAAATTAACAGCTCATGACGAAAAATTTACTCAACAAGATACTATTATACAAGATTTAAATGATAAAAAAGTAGACAAAACTACCACAGTTAATGAAAAACCATTAAGCGATAATATTGTTTTATATACAGATGACATCTCAGAAGAAAGTGATCAAGCTGTTAATCAATGGTTTACTCAAGACAGGGTTAAAGAAAATGAATGGGTTATCGAGGCTAAAGAGCATGCCGATATTCAATCAGATACTACAACTACAGTAATAGATCATATTCAAACCAATCCACACAAATTAACAACAGATGATCTATATTACTTGAGTGATACAGACAAACGTTTTGTTACTCAAAACGATTTAATTAAATTAAGTAATACTCCTCAAGATACTACAACAGAGATTGCCACTCTTGATGCCAACAAATTAGATACGATTAGAGTATCTATGGAAAGTAAGGAAACTACTTTAATTGAAGAATTAGGTGAATTTAAAACTATTAAATTGATTAAAGAGGGTGTAGACGCTAAAATCGACGCCGAAAAGCAAGAACTTACTTTAGAGTGCTTGGGTCAAGCAGATGCAACTATAGTTATGTATAAAAACCGCTATGCAAAAGGAGAGCAAACTAATCCTGGTTTAATTGGGTACGAAGGAGACGAACCAATTCCTTATGTAGACAATGCGGCACATGCTCAGGATGCTGAACGTATTTATGGATATCAAACTGCTACATCAGGACAATATTATGGAACAAATTATTATGTAGACGAAGATGACAAGGATATTGGATGGTTTGATTTACCAGCTGGAGTTACAACAGAAGATTATGACGGTGGTCCAATACATATGGATCAAGTTATTATCAAACCTGACACAGGCTCAGTTGGAGAAAATGAACTTGAAGAAGCTTTAAAATTAAAGATAAACAATAATTATCATACAATAAAGGCTGGAGAAACCGAGATAAATGAAATTAACAAATTCTATTTTGGAGACGGTCTTACCGCCATTCAATCTGATATAGACCCACACGCAATTTTAATTACTGCGGAAACGGTAGCAGAAGGTGAAACTCCAATACATAAATTTGCAAATTTAACAGATGTTAATGTTTCATACGAAGGTAATGCGGGTAAGATGCTGGTAGTTAATGAAGATGAAACTGGTATTATATTATCTAACACTCCTTCCTTAAAAGATTATATGTTAAAAGCGGCTTATGTATCTGATGTTAATGAATTTTCAGTTAAGAAGGCTGACGACGCGCTTAGAGCAGATGATGCTTTAAGGGCAGCAGATGCTAGTAAAGTCAACGGCACTTCAGTAGATGACAGCGATACTAGTACATCATCTATTTGGACAGCAGCCAAAATTATAGATTACACTAACAATCAAATACAGACAGTGGGTGTTAACACTTATTCAGGAACTGAGGTCCCTACTAGCGACATGGGAAAAGATGGAGATATCTTCATCTTAACAGAGTAGGAGGTGGAGTAATTTATGGCAACACTTTATGGTACTACAAGATATAATTACAATAGCAGCTGTTGGTGGCGTCTTCGTGTAGACTATAGCGGAACGAGCGCTACCGCTTATGTTGATGTAGGGCCGAGCGGATGGTCTATATGGTTGAATTTTAATGGTAGTGGAAATACTTTTGGTGGAAGTGGTACTTATTATGCAAGTAATAATGGTGCTAGTGCTAATAAATTAGGAAGTATGACTATTAGCGAAACTTCAAGCACTACCATAACTCAAACTTGTTCTGGTAGT